GCTCCTGTATTTGTATTCGTAGGTACAAAGCGTATTCGCATGCCGTTAACATAAGCCGGAGGAGCTTTTAATAAACCTATTGAAGTCAATGTGTAAGCATTTGCTGCGCCCGTATCAAGATAATGATCAGAACTTGCCGAGTAAGTTGCAATTGATTTTGCACTTTGAAATAAATCACCACCCGACAATGCTTGACCAGTCGAAAGAATGGTATTTTGCATTTCATTAAATACGGAATTCATTTCAATAGCTGGTTGATCAGAAACACCATCAATCTTTGGGAGTGCGACGTTTAACATAAGAGTTCCTATAAAATATATCTAAAAATTAGTTGGCAAGTGGCTTGTTTTATTTCTTCAAAAATACACTTAATGATATTGGTTTCATCCGAAGAATATGGCCATGGATAATGATAAGTCGTAAACGGATAAACCTTTGGGTTCAAATTAGCCGGCAAATCCACATATAAAGTACAACTAGCCCACACATAACTTGTATATGGCCATGGATAAGGCAAAGGATATGTTATCACTGATGGATTAGATATTTCACATCTAATACCAAACAGTGCTGCGATATCAATAAAGCTTTGCCTTGTATCGGCTTTCAATGCCAATTTAACCAATACTTGTATTCGTCTTTGCTCAAGTGAAACATTCGTTTTGAAACAATGATCGGGTATTCCTACCGCACTTTCCCATTGTGTAATTAAATCAGTTGTAATTGTAATGTCATCTTGCGAAGATATTAAATTCATCAAATTACTTAAGCGTAATGCTTCCCCTGATATTCCATATAGCAATTTATATAAATTAGTTTCAGGTACATTTTTACCTTCCCATGCTTTACCGTTAGGTAAAAAGTCAGCCTGAACTTTTTCCATTTCAGCTTGTGAATGCTTTTTAAATAAAGATGTCATGTAAATGTAACTGAATTAAGTATGGCTAATTCTGGTATAACAATCGGTATATCACCAATCGGTGCCGTTAATGTGAAATTAGTTAATCGCGCGCCTGTCTCATCAATTGTATTTATGATGGCTGAATTGTAATTTAATGCCGTTACATTCTCACCAACATTTACGGATTTATCTCTAAATAAAAAGTTCAAAGTTGACGTTATTGCATTGCGCATTTCGGTTGTGTCTGGCGTAATACTTGAAAAAACAAAATCAACTAGTACCGGAGTAGGCGCATCAACAATCAATTGCGCATCAGACATATTAGATGGCGCACCATTCACTGGCGTATCTAAAGTAATTGCATTTCTAACAGCCAAGATTTCAGATGAATCAGGAATAATAGAATCACTATCAGCATCACGCGTAAAGTAAATTGATACATATCCCACAAATGGAGCAATGGGAAAAACCCACACACGCGTAACGCCATTAACCGCCATTGCTTTTGCTTCTAAATATGATTTTGACCATAGAGCAAATGGATTTTGATAAGCAAATAGAACGCGAGAACGATAAGGATTGCTTGATCCTGTTGTAACTTCAGCATCCGTACCACCGCTTATACCAGCTTCTGTAACAAGCAAAGGTGTATTTACGCCAACAATGGGAGTTGTTAATGTCAATTGCGAGCCATTCTCTAGGTTTTGATCAACTCCAGTATTTTGAGAACTTACTGATAATAATGCTCCAAAAAATGATAATGAAATATCACCACTGGCTGGTGTTGAGGGTTCCGTATTAATTGTATAAGTAAATGTTGTCGTTGAAGTCGTTATAATGAAAAATGTACCGTTATAATCCGTTTCATTTGCACCGGCTATTGTCACTTGTTGACCAGTCGATAAAAAGTGTTCAGATGACGTTAATGCAGTTACAACTGAGCCAGCACGCGTTAAATTGATAATAGCAAGCGAAATTAAAGAAATTGTTTTTGCGTCGCCAGTCAAATATATATTTCCCGCTAAACTTGTAAGCGAAGTAGCCCCATCAATCAATGTTCCGGGAATTCCAAACGCCATTACATTATTATTTCCATTAGCAAAAGTTGCTGGCAGTGGAAATATATTTTTATATGAACCCCATCGTATTAAAAAATCCCCAGTAGCTGTATCGGGAAACATTTGTTTAAGCAATTCTTTTAATTGTAAATAAAGATCATAATCCCTTCCACCCACACCAGTCGCAAGTGCACCTGAGACCGATTTTGGTATAAAAGGATCGACGGTTGGCAAAGAAAGCTGAATATCGGTTTTTACACGATTAACAACTTCTTTTCTATTTGCGGGAAATTCTATTGTCATTTTATTTATTATTTAAAATACAAACCATTGTGTTCCATCTGTAACAAAAAAATCTGATTGCATTGGCTTTCCATTAATATAATTTTGTTGATAATTTATTAAACAGTTTCCAAAATAAGTAATATATTGCATTCCTCTATTTAAAACCCAGAAACTATCTCCGCTTTTAACTTCAAAAATATTTGGCAATTGACAAGTAATAGGATTAAGCCCTGTATCCACAATATATGCGCTGTCTATTATAGCTAAGAAATTACCTTCTATATGTTGTACAAACATTTTTACCTGTTAATTAAGTTCGTAAAATTTCTGTCCATGTGCTGCCATTCCATTGTGTTATGTTTTGGCTCGCTGGATAAAAAGGATCGTTAAAACAAAACAAATCTCCACCTACGCATTCGTGTTGTTCTTCGTTCGTTCCATCCCAACCGCCCGATGTGGTAAAATCACAATATCCATATCGCAATAAAAATCCTGTTCCGAGTGTTGAAGTTGCGGTTGCTAATAGTCCGCCACCAGCAGAAAGATCAACTATCGGCGCAGAAGTATACCCTTTACCGCATTTTGTCATCACAATGGAAGTTACAACGCCCCCGGACGCTATTGCGTAACCTGATGCTCCGCTTCCGCCACCACCCGTAAACGATACATTAAACAAATCGTCATAGCCTGTTCCCCCAAGAATAATGGCACATTTCCAAACGCCGTTAGTCTTTAAAGATACACCGTTCATTGCCATTAGATTACCTCTTCATAACCGTAACCTACAAGTGTGAGTGTATCTGACGCATCATCAACAGCATAGTCAACCGACTGAGATGTATTTGTAAGAATCTCACACATTAATCGGTATGCTGGCGCACCCGATGCCGCCCCACGGGAATATCTATTAATCGAGTTTGCAATACTTACTGCGCTCCCTGTATTCCTAAAATAGAAAGAATCAGATGCAACTTGTGGAGTAAAAATAGCACTTAATAAAGCTACGGTTGCATTTGGAGACATACATCCCGCTAATGAAAGAGCGGAAAAAGTTGTGGATGCTCCATTTGTTAATACTGTTAAATTTGCAACGGTATCACGCCATCTGTATTTCCTGAATCTTCCATAAGTTGATTGTTGAACATCTAAAATAACCGCCGAGCCAGGAGCGGTTCTTACAGAGGCGACACGCCTAAATATCGTATATCCACCTGGCAAAGTTGGAGCGGTTTGACTTAAAGATGCCAAACCACCGACTAATGTAGTTCCGTCTGCGCTTGCAATAACAAAAACATGATACCAAGTAGCTGCTGCAATTGTTCCTGCATCTAATCTGTTAACTGCACCATTTACTGAAAAATTTATTGTTTGATTAGAACCTAAAATTATATCGGTTAAATCTGTAGAATTTCTTGCTTTTCCAGTTTGTAATTGAATAGTTGTTGTTGTTAAAAATGCTATCCCTAAATCAACCACATCTTTTGTATTAAGTGTTGAATCTACGGTAATTGAACCAGATGCATTTGTTATTTTCGTATAGGTTCCTGCCGTTAAATTTGCAACAGTGTAAGTAGTTCCGTTACCTATCAATAATTGTCCGTTAGTTGGGGTTGCAATAGCACCTGTTCCACCATTAGCGGGTGATAACGCACTACCGCCTAAAGTATTTTTATCAATGTTTGCTGGAACCACATCAAGCGTAATACTGCCAACTCCATTAACCACAGATAATTTTGATGACCCAGCCGTCAATGTCGCTAATGTATAATCAGTGCCATTGCCGATGAGCAATTGCCCGTTAGTCGGGGTTGCACCGGTATTTGTTCCACCGCGCGCAATTGGGAAAGTTCCCGAAGTTATTTTTGATGTGTCTAAATTTGGAACATCTAACGGGTCTAATGTTCTGAATGTTGGAGTAGCAGGAATGCCGCTTGTTGGTCCGGCAAAAACAGTATTTGCGGTTTGTGTTGCAAAAGTTACTGAAAAAGTTCCTGATGTTGTAATCGGGGAACCAGCAACTGAAAAAATTGATGGCATTGTTAATGCAACACTCGTAACTGTTCCAGTTGTTACAGGTGCCCAACTTGTATTTGTACCGTCAGTAGTTAAATATTTTCCTGCGTGAGTAGTTTGCGATGGAGCAAACGCATTAAATGCCGCATTAGCTGTCGTTTGACCTGAGCCTCCTTTTGCTATTCCTAAAGTTCCACCAATACTATTTAATGTGAAATTTGCTTGAATAGCATTGATGACAACCAAATTATTGGGGTCATCAAGAGAAACATTAATTAAAGGAGAGCCAGCAGAAATATTTCTAAAATTTAAAGTATGACTTGTTTTATTATCCCACACACCAACACCGCTAACTCCGATATTAGCGGCTGCCATGACATTATTTAAATTGCAAAATGTTGCAATCGTATTTGCATAAGCATTATTCCCAGCATCCGCCGTCAATCCATCGCTTAAGAATATCTTTTCTGTTCCGCTTAATACGGCGACTAATGGATAATCACGTGCATTTGTTGGCATATTTAACTACCACCTGATAGTGTAATTGGTGTTAAAGAATTATCTAAAATAAAATCACCATCAGCATCTAACATATAAACAATGTGCGGAACCGGTATAGGTTCTCCGTGAATAGGTTTGCCTGAAAAACCGCCTGTATTTCTCCACAAATCATAACTTTTTGATTCTACAATGTTTCCATTTACAATTATTTGTACTGAAAGCTGAATTGTTACAAATGGAATTATCACACCTGTAACATTTATCTGATCAGCAAATCCGTCAGTTACTAACCAACTTAAAGCTATTCGCGCATATGAAATAGCTTTGTTTAATTTTTCTTGCGTTAAACGCGCTTGTTCTAAAAGCCATAATTTACTACCAAAAGGATCATTGGGATTTTCGCTTGTTTCATCTCCCCAGAATCCACGACGTAAAAACGGTGGAACAACTTCGCTTTCATTAGCACGTGCATCAGAAAACAAGCTAACAATAATGGGGGTATTAAATGAATCATCAATCTCAATATCACCGTCTTTTATACTTATGTCATAAAAGTTAGTGTCTTCAAAAAACGATAATTTATAGTCACCCATTATTCGCCTTTCACAACAGTTGTTTTTGCAGATTGTGACAATTGCGTTATTGGAACTCCCGTTAATCCACCTTGTGGATCAGTGTGTTGATGAGCGTCAATGTATGCCTTCATCTCACTAAATTTAACAAATCCATCTGTAGAACCACCATTACTAAACGAAATAGAAGGGGCGATCACATTTACATTTCCTTCAATTGTTACATTTAAATTATTTTTGCCTATAATCGTAATGTCGCCGTTTTCATCAAATTTTATATGAGAAAGTGTTAGTGGATTACCAACAGCCACTTCGCCTTTCTTTAAATTCTTAAATCTAATATCGGGTCGATTAACTATCGCAAAACGATTATCTTCATCAGCCGCTATTAAAAAAACAACGCCTATAGAATTTTCAGGCGGGTTACTATAAATGCCATATGGAGTTAAATGTTCAACCGTTGTCTCTTTCTCTAAATATGATACTTTTGCAGTGGGATAATTAGCCGAATCATCCGATACGCTTGTGACATAACATCTTTTAATGAGGCTTCTTAATTTTTGATACATTTTTATCCTGCAAGCAAAACAGCATTTATTTCTTGCTGTGTAGCATATCCGCCCTTCTTTTTACCTTTTCGTTTTTTCTCTTTTTTCTTCGCCTGATCTGATAATAATTTAAATGTGTCACGTGGAACGAGATCAAGTTTTGTTACATTTCCTACATCACCCAACTCTGATCGATATGTCACTTTCCTGACTATCAGTGTATCTTTCACATTACAAAAAACATCATTTACATTGACGAGCAATAGTGGTTTCCATACTGTTTTTGTTCCTGTAATAGAGTGTCCATTTACGGATGGGTTATATTGAATAGCACGCGCACGCCGTATATCTCTTTCCCATTGCGCTCTATTAACTGCATCTGATATATTGCTCACTTTAGTTGCATTTAAAACGCATAATCGCGAGGTTCTTACATCGCTATCCGTAGACTCACCCTTAATGGACACCAAGTCTTTTGGCGCAACCGTGGAGCCTGTAGACGCAATTGCTGCTGTATTTCCCTGTGCTTTTATAATGTATTTGTTAAATCGTTTTTCATCATCGTAATCAACCGATGATTCAAAAATATTGTTTTCAGTTCCATTTAAAAGGTTCTGAAGATTCGCTGGCGATGCTATTCCTGCGCCACGTGTTAATACTATATTTCCCAGCCCATCTGTCGTTAATAAAACCTGTCTATTAGCACAATAAGAATCCAAAAAATCAAATGCCGTTTCACCTATTGTTCCGCTCACCATTTGTGTCTTTTGGAAGTCATCAATAGAACCTGCATTATTGATTATTTTAAATCCTGTGTAGCCAATCGAACCAAGTGTCTTGCTGATAATATTTTCTAATGATATCGGCGTGGAAAGCTCAACCGTTCCATCAATAGTAGAATCAATAATATCGGATGTCCTATCACGCCCAGAAACTTCAATCGTGTGCGTATTTTTCATATAACGCACACTTATTTTGTCTACATATCCCGTTAAAACAGTTTCTCCATCAACGATAATATTGCAACTTTCACCGCGCGATATTGGAAAAGAACCGCCTTCCAATGTGCTCGCACTAAACCTAAACGTACTTGCTAGAGTTTCGATATCTCTAATTACCTCAATATCTACAAATCCGGTATAAACTTTATTGCTTAATTGGACTTGTATCATTGGAGTTGTGTTCTGAAATTTAAATTTCCTTTTGCAAAGCTAACATCCACAATATTGTTTAAATCAATCAATGCAACATCTTGATTGGTATTCCCATAATAATAATAACTAAGCAGCGAAACCGATAATGGATTAATGATATTAATCATTATTATTTTAGATGTATTATTATTATCTTTATCAAACTGTTCTCTTGCAATATTTCTTATGCTTTCTAATGCATCTAGAGTTTCATTGCTTATCACGGTTGAAACATCAATATTTTGACCGTCTACTAACTGACCATTTATTATTTTTAGATACTGAGTTTCGAGTAATTCAGCTACCGAGTTTAATTGCTGATCATCATCAAATGTGGCTTGCGTAAAATTGAGATACGCATACATTAGCGCATATGCACAAAACGTATAATTTAATGAATTCTTATCTAAAATCCTTTGTGCCGCCTGACTCGATAATGATGGAATCATTGTGATAAGTGAATCATTTTGTGCAAAATTAAATATACTTACAAAGGCATTTCCTGTGCTTGTCGGATCATCCGAAATATTATTTGCAACGCCGAACAAATCTGATAATTGAGATGCCAAATTTCCAGGATTTTTTATACCGTTAGGTATATTTTTGGTAAATATTTGCGCTTGATTATCAAAGTCCGTTGTATTTGTACCTTGGCTGAATTGACTTTTAAACGTATTGAATTCATTTACCGCACTGTTTAACTTTTCTTTTGCAAAGTCAAAATTTTCAGGAAACGCACTACTCACAACAAATACTTTTGCTAAATCGCTTTGCAATAAATTATCAATATTATTCGCAATCTCTTCTATTTCTGATATTAAATCACCCGAGATAGACGGATTTATCGCTGGATCAGATACTGAAAAATCAATCGTAAAAACGGCTGTGCCTACTGATCCTGTGTCTGTAGTTGTTGTCCATGTCTTTGCAACTACATTTTGCTCACCATAAAAAGGATGAATTAAAATCCCTATCGATCCATCTTTTAAAGCAAAATCTAACGCTTCTAAATTTACGCTATAATTATTTCCCGTAATTATCGCCGATACTTGAAACTTGTCTTTTAATGTCCCTAGATTTTCATCGTAGCGTCTTGAGTCATTAACATATTCAAATTCAACAATCTTATTTCCTGATTGTTTTGTTTGTTGTCCTTCAACTAGAAACGGAACACCACGAAATGATGCAGGCAAT